GAACTGGTAATGCCATGTCATACTCACGAAAGTATGCGTTCTTAAATTTGTTAAATCTTAAAACAGGTATCAAAGATGAGGATGGTTATGAACCATTACCATTTGAAGAAAATTCACAAGAGAGGTCTGTTATAACTACAAGACCAGAAACAATAACAACTCTTGGAGAAGAACCTACATACATGGATGAAACCATAGATGTAGAAGATATAAAACATGAACTTAAAAGTGCAAAGACTTTAGAAACTTTTAAAGTTGCTAAAGAAAAGCACAGAGCAAATGTTGAGTATCTATTAAGAAACAACTTACGAGCATACAGGCAAGTCACAGACATTGCTGAAACTCGTGAGACACAACTAAACAATGGTCAGTAAAAGCTGACGATAACAAAGGAGTAAACATGAGTGAAGATGTAGTATGGTGTAATTTGGTTAGAAACCAAAATAAAAACGCAGAGAATCAACCGGATTGGGTAGCACCACCAAACCTAAAAGCACCAGAGGGTAAAAAGTGGACTATTGGTGTTAAGATAGGAGACGTTTGGCACAATCAAGCTGGATGGAATGAGTTAGATGAACAAGGTAATATTACCGGTATCACAATTAAAATGACACCACCTAGTTCTGGTGATGATAAACCAACAGCACCACAAAATAAAGGGTTTCAAAGCAAACCTAGTTATGGTAATAAACAATCATACAAGTTTTAATTAATTTGTATTTTAGTCTTGGGGGAGTTTTTCTTTCTAGTTCCCTTTCGGTAGTTTTCTTCCCCGAGACCCTCAACTTATATGGATAAGAAAATAACAGACATAGAGCAAGAGATAGAGAAAAAGATCATTGATGATCGCCAAAAAGATTATGGTAATTATCAAGAGAACTTTATTATGTTAGCCGAAATGTTTACGATTGTCTTGGCAGACAGTTTAAAAAAAAGAATTAAGCCACATCAAGTAGGTCAATTAATGATGGCACTCAAGCTATATAGATCAACACGAAATTTTAAAGCCGATAATTATACAGATTTAAGTATATATAACAAGATGACTAAAGAGATACACAAAAAAGAGGTTGCCAAAAAGGATAAAATATGACAAAGTTTAAAAGAATTATTAATGGTGAATGTAATTTTATAATTACAGAACTATTTGATGATGTAAAGAAGGCTGCAGATGTGTCCAATAATGGAGAACCTGTAGAATGTAAGATTGATAATTTGAGGATTGATTTTACAAGAGTAACAAAGGAGAAAGATGGAAGAGTTGAAAACTCGTCTGCAGAGGTACAGGGATCTTCAAGAGAAGAAACACTACAAGTACCTACAAGCAAAGCAGAAGGTCAATAAGTATCAAAAAGATTCTTATAGATTGCTTTGGAAGATAGAGCAGACAAAAGAACGATTAATGACATCTATTTAGTCATTAGTTAATTATTAAAAAAAACTGAAGGAAAACGTAGGGGATCTATGACTAAAAATAAAGTGTTTACAGAAATTAAACTTGCTATGAGAGCAGGACATTATCGTGATTTAACTTTTAAAGAAAAAAAAATATACAAGAACGCATTTAAGAATGGCTACAAGTTAGCAAAGATACATTGTAAAAAAAGAAGTCCAGAGTTTTATAAGCCAAGAAGAATTGTTAGCTATTCATTTGCTAAACCTAGTACAAGAATTATTGAAAGCATTATTAATAGAGTTTGTATTCGTTATGAAGTACACAAAAAAAGTTTAATGGCTAAAGTTAGAACACAAGATATAGTTAGAGCAAGAAACATTATTCACAACATATTGTATGAAAAATATAACATGAACCTTACAGATATTGGTAGATATTTTGGACAAGATCATACCACAGTTTTACATTCAATAGAAATGAAAAAAGATAAGCGAAGATTTTGGGATGCTGGTCAAAGCATCTGGCAAGAATTTACAGAATTAAAAGAAACTATTTTTTAGCAGTTTTAGCAGCTCTCTTAAATTGTTTGGCAGTTGGTCTACCTTTCTGTCCTGCTTTACGCATTTTCTCACCACTACCTGCTTTAATTCTTTTTCGTTTTGCATGAATGTTTGCGTATAATCCACGTTTTGCCATTATCTTTTACCTTTCTTTTTTGATTTAGATTTCATTATTTTTTTCTTTAAAGCTGAAGGCAAAGTTTTTTGCTTTGCTGTTAGTTTGCTTTTACCTTTTGATTTACCATACATAATTATTTTCCTTTTGTTGTTTTAGTTTTAGCACACAATAGTTGTCAAAACAACTACCATCTTTACCATCATGGCAAAAATATTGTTTATTAGCTGTAATAATCCAGCCACCTTCATCACTCATAAGCTGTCTATTACAAGTCTCGCAATAGCCACAGATTAAAGATTGATGTTTGGGTCTTACCCATGTTTTTTTTCTTATCGGCATTTCCATCTACGTCTTGCTTGTCTTAACCTAGAGTTTGGATTTCTTGCAGCTTTAGGAAACTTTTTCATTTGTCCGGCAGACCTTGCACAGTAGCTCTTTCTACGTTTGGCATCTTTAGAACCTTTCTTTACTTTGCCTGTTACTGCTGTTTTTAATTTTGATCCGGGATTATCTCTTCTATATTTTTTAACACCAGCACTTGTCATACCAGCACCAGACTTTGTAGATCTGTAATATTTTTTAGTTCTTGGTGGTTGTTTGTCAGCCATTATTCTAATATTAATTTTTTAATTGATCTTTCACCCATATAAACTTCTATCTCTGCTTTGCTACGAATACATTTATATTCTACATTATTACCAGTATTACTACGCATAGCAATCCTTTTACCTTTTAAACAATCTGACATACTAGGTTGTATTCTATGTTCTTTAATCTCATGGTTTACTATCATCAATAATGCTACTACTGTTTCAACCATGTCCATTTCCATTTGCTCTAACTTTATCTTTTAAACTCTCAATGTCTTTTAGTGCTTTCTCTAATTGTTTAGTTACAAATTCTATATTAACTTTGTTGTGCATCATATCTTCTATTCTCTTTTCAATCTTCTCTACTGTTTTATATAAGTCTTCCAACAACATAAACTGTTCTTGATCGGTTGGTAATTGTTCAGATTTTTTAAGTAGATCAGCTTGGAATAATTCTCTTGATGTCTCTAATGATGTAAGTCTGGCAGTAACTTCTGTGTAACCTATTACCCCAGAAACTATTATCGCTACAATACCAATCATATTTTTAATTGGCATAGTTACGTTTGTCTTTTCGCTTACTTTCATTTTCTTCCTTTCATGTAGTGATCTGAAGGTTCATAATCCCATCTTTTGCCATGATGACCTCTTATGTCAGCATACCACATTCTTAATCTTACTATCCATTTACGTACAGGTCTAGGCATTTTTCTTCTTCTTCTTACACTTGCAACGTGGTGCAAATAAACTATTAGTCCATTCCATATATTTATCAAAAAAACCAAGAACTTTGTATATGTATTTATCAATCATGTTGCTGGACCTCCACAAAGAGCCAACAAAGTCATCATTATTATAAGAACACCTGTAAAATAATAGTTCATCCTCTCTATCTCCATAGGTTATTCCTTATTAATAATTATATTATTAGAGCTATAACTAATAGCACACCAACAACGATAACTGCTTTTTTATGATCTTCCAAATAATGTTTGATCATATCTCTAATTTCATCAATCATATTTATCTCCTATAAATGTTCTAATATAAGATATTATCTACCTTGTCTATGATATTTCTTGTAGCTTCTTTTCTCGGATTTGTTAAGGTTTTTTTTATGCCTTCTAGGTCTTTTAGGTGGCTTGTCTCTGGGTACAAAGTGTACAAATTTAATACGAGCCATTATATTTCTTTTGCCATATTTCTTGTTGAGTTAATCCTATCTCGTCTTGTTTTTGTTTTGAATCACTAATTTCTGATGAATTAATAATTTCAACTAAAGCATACCTATATATCTTTTGTTTTCCATCATTCCATTGAAAGTGTAATAGATGTTTAGGTTCACTATAATTTGTTAAAAGACGTGGATCAAATGCTCTTGCTGTCATTTTTTAAATTTTTTATTGCTCAACAAATTAGTAACAGATATTCCATAGTTACCACCAACTACTATAAAAATTAAGTATAGATATACTTCTGGAATATTTTTTAGTTGTTCAAAATAAAACTCTACCTTTTTTAACATATCCATGTCGCCATAGAATGTAGCATAAGCGAGTATGCCAAGTGGTGCTAGTATAAACGCACCTAATACTAAATCTAAAATTAATGAGCCATTTCTTTTAGCTCTCTCGTTACCAGTTTGCATCTCTTGTAAAGCTATTTGATGCTTACGTTCACTTTTTTCTGCTCGTCTGGTCATAAAACCTCCTACAGCTTTAGACCCTATTTTAAATAATAAATTATATGGTAACATATTAATCTTTCTTATTTTCTTCTAACTGTTTAATTTTAGATAAAGCATCATCTAAATCTTTATTACAGAACTCTAGCTTTTGCAAACATCTTTTATTAGCTGCATCTTTGGATTTACCAGCATCTTCAAGCTCTGCTATTTGACCTTTTAATATTCTAACTTGATCCTT